GTGGAGTAATCTCTATAGCTCGTTTGATTACTTTCACTAAATCAGGATGTACTCCTTCTAATCTACTAAGAGATCGTTCACTTAGATAGTAACTCATTTAAGTAATCCTTGCTGACGAAGAATAGTTTCATGCCGGACAAGAGCTTCAGATTGATCTTTCATAATCTTATTCATATCTCTCTGATTCTCTACATCCATACGAATATGCTGTTGCATAGTCTGAGTGGCATTATCAACACGTTCTCCTAAAAGTACATATCCTCCATACAAGATAATTAAGGCGCTAATCCCTGCGCCAACAAGCTGCTCTACAATTCTTATTAAGTTCACGTGTTGTGTCCCATCAGCTTCTCGCATCATAAAAGGAGCCATGACTTTTAGACTCCTAAACTGGTTTTGGGTATAGAGCTTTTATTGTATCTCTATGTTCAATGAAGGTAGTAGTTCCATTCTTAAGATCCCAATACAGCATATCTAATTGGTCCTCGATAGGAGCATAAGCTGCCATTCTAGCTAGTTTATATCCATTCTGTTGAGCATCCAAAAGTTCTGCAGCGAGTCTGGCATTATACTCTGTTTGCTCGTCTAAAGTAAAATCTACAATAGTACCATTAGCTAATTCACGTTTCATAATCTTACCTCTTCAATCCATATACATATACAACGCCAGCAACTTCGAAATTTCCTACAGATAAAGCTAATCTGAATGAATCAATAGCATTTGTAATTGGAGTAGTTGAAGCATTATCATACAAATAACCTATCTCCTTTCGTGTTAATCCTGCTCCGCCAGTATTTCTACCATTGCTGTGATGTTCGTAGTAAGGAGCTGAAATAGTTGATGATGCTCCATGAATCTGAGCTACAAATGACATACCTTCATTTGCAGCAGTTCCAATTCCAACAGCAATATTCATCTGAGAGTTAGCGCCATCAGCTGCCCAAGCGGTTAGAGTTAATCCAGTATGATAAGTTGCTTGAGCTATATATGTAGATGTCCCAGAAAAGAAAGTTCCTCCATTATTGTATCCTAGGTACCCATAAAATGAGGCACCATCAGTTGCTGGAATTAATCCTTCGCCAACTATCATTATGTCTGAATATAAAGTCTCATCCCAAGTAAAATCTTTACTCGATACTGCTGTAGGTATCCATGTGTCTATAAGTGCCCATCCAGCAGGTATAGCAGCTACCTGAGTATCAGTATAAGCATTAGCAGTGGCCACAGCAGCAGTACCTACAGCATCTGCATAAGACTTCATTGCATTAAAAGGATCTAATACATCTACGCCATCACAGTATACAATAGTAAGACTATTGGCAGGAATAGCTACAGATGCTCCAGCAGCAGTTTTCCAAGTAGAGATATAGTTACAGTTAGAAGCATCTACAAAGTAAACTCGTACTTCATCAGGCACAGTAACATTATGTCCTGCAGTCCATGAACCAGTATTCATAGCTACAGCAAGATTCTTACTTTCAGCCGTAGTAAGAGCAATATCTGCATCTGCTACTGGAGTAACTTCTACAGTAGTGAAGCCTGAAGAGTTATATAGTAGAGAAGGATTACCAGTAAGCTGGCGAGCATCAGTAGTAGGAAGTCCAGCAGTTCCACCTCCTACATCTTCTAACTGAACTACATCACCAACAGTAGTACCTACAGCTAAATAAGCAGCAGTTCCCAAATCTGCATTACTAGGAGCTTGCTGAGCTTCAGTACCAGTACGAGTCATAATCATAACCCATGCAGCACTACCGTCTCCACCAGTAGGAACAATAATAGTTTTATTATCATCCACATAAAATCCGGGAGCAGCTCCTACAAACTTCTGAAACCATGCCTCATAACCATCTCCAGTAGTTACTTGTCCCTTAGCAAATAAAGTAGTTTCAGATCCAGCAAAATCACGAAGAGCTTGGAAGTTAGCTACATAAATATCAGTAGTAGCTACTGCTACAGTACCTGCAATAGATACATAGCCTACAGCTAGAATCTGATCACCAGCAGTACAGCCAGAAATAAGAACAAAGGTAGTATCAGTTTGTTCTGCATAGTCTACGCTAGGACGTAGAATCAAGCCATTCTTATATACAGCTAAAGAACCTGTACCAAGCTCATAAGCAAACTCAGTAAGAGTAAAACTGGTCTGATCTACAAGAGCTGTGAATCGCTGAGTTACGCGAGTATAATCTGCATTAGCCTTTAAGATGCTTCTAGGCTGCCATACATTGACTTCATCTGCCATCTTATTTCTCCTTAGAAGCCCACATCTGTAAGGGCTGAAGTTTTAAGTAAAGAATACTGTTCTGCTACAAGTTGATTAAACTGAGATGATTGCTCATCATATCCTATTGTTTTAAATACTACTCTAGCAGCCTCAAATATAATAGTGTACGGATACATCTCAGCTATCCATGAAGAGTAGGAAGATTCAGTAACAATAGGAAATACATAACAACCAAGTATTGCATACTGAAAATCTACAGACGAACGAATCTCCAGAACTCGTCCGGCTACATAGGCAATATCTGGTTTAGTATACCCATAAGAATCTAAGATTTCTTCAGGCGTGAGGATAGTAAAGAAAGTACCCTCAGTATCAGTTTCATCAGTTACCCGACGCAGATACTTAAGAGTGCGAAAGTTTGGAATTAGATTAATATAATCCATAGACTGAATCATTTTAAGTTCACCAAACTGAATACCTACTTCATGTATATCTTTAGAGTAGAAATCAGTCTGATGAGCTTTAAGAGTAGCAGCCTTAATAGCTGAGCCAGTCTCATTAACTAGGTCAGGTCTATTAGTCAGATTATATACTTCTTGTCTTAGTTCTGCGAAGTTCATTTGCTTATCCTAGTAATAAACTTTCCATAGAGGCCACAATAGTAGCCCCTACAGAAAACTTATTGAGCTGTGCCAGAATTAGATTGGACTGAATTCTTAGCAAGACCGGAAAGTTTTGCAGCAGATGCAGGATTAAGTTTACCTGCGTCAGAAGTACTGGTAGTAATCTTTACAGTATCCAGCACTTTATCTCCTGCTTCCAGTTCAGCTTGTTCCTTAGCAAGATATTCTGCAATGGCCTCTTTCTTCATTTTCTCTTTCAGAGCAGCCATAGGATCAGCATCTACTGAGGATACTTTATCTCCAGCAGAGAAGAAAGTATTACCTTTAGCAAGTTCAGCATTAAGGTATTCAATCTCTTCTTCATTGTCCGTAATGAAGCGATGATTAATAAAGTGAATACGACGACCAGAATTGGTAATCATCTTCATGGATTGCATTCCAGATTTGTAACTATGGTACATCTTTTCTTCGGTTGCAGATTCAGCCATTTTATTTCTCCTAGGTTAAAATAGCACATCCGTGTGCAAAATAACTTCCTTAGTGGGGGAACTGTTAGCCTTGAGCAGCAGCAGTCAGATTGTAAATAACTGCGTTTGCAGGCGGGTTTTTAATAACACAGGTACACTCAGTAGTAAGAGTACCACCAACAGCATCAATGCCATTATCCTGAGCTGCACCGCCATCCATATTAAACTCTTTATTGGAAGTCTTACGATCTCCAAGATAAGCCATACGGAAAGTAGCTAGGTCAACAGGAACTGCCATCTTATTCCAAGTGCTATTAGAGTTAAATAGCGGATGCTCAATCAGACGGAACTTACCACGAGAAGTAGTAAGAGTGCTGAATTGCAGGCCCCAGTTAGTCTGACCATCAACCAACTGATAAGTACCATTCAGTCGACCAATGTTATTCAGAACTTTCTTAGCATGACCACCAACAAACATAACTCGCTCATTAGAACCTTTAGGATCAGTAGTCTGGTCAAAGACAGGATCCAAGAAGCCTTCAAGCTGAGTCCAGTTAGTGGTTGCACCAGCAGTATTAATGTTAGTAACACCACCATAACTTGGAGGATAGTAAGTAGCGTTACCTACAATACTAATAAGGCCATCCATAGTACGGAACGGTTGACCATTACGAGTACCCTGAGACTTCTGACCAAAGAACAGAGCTTTCTCAATATCGGCAGCGTGGAAAGCTGCACAGTCCTGACGGGACTCAGCTACGTTAGTTTCACCTGCAATAACTTTAGTAGCGCGAGCAGTCTCAGAGATAGCCCAAGTATTACGGAAAATCTGAGTCAAGTTAGTTACACGAACAGGAATCATGTTCTGAGCGTTAGGACGAACAGAACTTTCCTCGAAAGCATTACCAACTTGGAACAGACTATCTGCATCAGCAATGTTAGTTGCAGCAACAGTACCAACGCCACGAGTAACTTTCACTGAAGTAGTACTGAGAATACTATCAATGATGATATTCTCACCAGAAGAGTTAACTCGCATAATCATTCCCGGAAGAATGTTAGCAGTAGAAGTTACTACAATAGTTTGCTCAGTTGCAGAAGCGATAGCGCCATTAACTGTCATTTCAGGGAACAGCATAGTCTTAGTAAAGAAACCGTGCTCAATCTGAACAGCAGTTTCAGTCTGGAGCATAGAACTAAGACCAAACAGAGGAGCTGTACCATTAGGCATCAGCCGTGTAATCATACCTGCAAATGACTTCGCAGCTAGATCAGTAGGAAAGTAACTGGTATTAAACATTCCAGTAGACATATTGTTTCTCCCTATTAGAGTAGTTAGAGATTAGTAAAGATCGAAAGTAGCAGCAGCAGTCTTTACAAGAGTAAAGATGCGAGAACTTTGCGGCGGAACTGACAGGGTGTTATTA